TTTTGTACTAGAACATCTGCGGCGTCCATTACTCTCCTTTGCGTTGTTGTTGCATCTGAGCCTTGGATTTGGCCAAGTCAATGCCTAATTTAGCGCCCATCTCCGTCTCTTTTGACTGACGGTTCTTGGCATCCTCATTTACTTTAATTTGCGCATTCATACCAGCGATCTTCTCTTGGGACTCTATGCGGTCACGCTCAATTTGAAGCTGATCGGCTTTAGCAGCGGCATCAGTAGCCAACTTCTTACTCTTAAGCTCCAACTCACCTTGTTTAAGCTGCAACTCTTGTTGTTGCATCTGGATGATTGGATCTTGCTGAGCTTGTTGTGCTTGCTGCGCCCGTACCTCGTTAGTGTCTCGCTGTAATAGCGCTTGCGAAGCTCTAGCCGCCATCTGAGATATGCGAACCTCAAGTTCTTGTGGCATAGCTTTTGCGTCGTCATCTTGCTCATCTGGATGGAACGGCAACTCCATACCCATCTCCATTTCCATTTGCTTGCGATACTCATAAGCAACGTGCTCATTGACGTGCGCCATCATTGCAGCTTGCATAGCCTGCGCTTGTGGGTTCTGGCCCACTAACTGCATGATTTTTGGATCTTGCATAGCAGCCATATGCACACCGATGTGCGCTTGATGGTCTTGGTAATAAAACGCCTTGACTGGTTTCATCATCAAGATGTTCTGATTCTCGGTGATGGGGTCCTCGGGTTTCTGATCTTCTGGTAACTTAACTAACTGTTGAGCATTCTTAATACCCAACACATCTAACATCTGACGATGTAGTTTTGGCAAGTTATATATCTGTGGTGCGCCTTGAGCTAGCTGTAGTACCGCTTGGTATTGCGTAATCTTCTGCGCCATTGTTGCGGCGTTTGGATCAGATACTGGAATGACGTCAATGTTGTCGTAGTCAGACTTCTTCGCTCTTGGCGTGCCTTCTACTGGCTCATAGGTATAAGTATCTGGAGTGTAATCACGAATGATGTCACGAAGTAACTTGAGCTCCTCTTTAAATGAGTAGTGGATGCGGGCTTGTACAGCGGACATTACCTTTAATGTACGCTCCAGAATTGCTAGAGTTGTGCCAACCGGTGCTTGCGCACTCATATCAGATATTTGCAAGTCAGCTGCGTTAGCAAAACGTCGGCCTTCTTCAATAATCTTGTCCATCAAACCAGCAAGAACCATACTCGGCTCTTTATATGGCAGTGGCATCACATTGTCACGCATCGTACCGCTAGGTACATCCACGTCACGGAACTCTCCGGGTGCTATCGGTGTGTCATCACCTTTGATTCGCAATCCACGGGTTTTAAATCCACCAGGCAGATTTGCCAACGATCCAGCGTCAACAAGTTGGCGGAGGATACTAGTACCTGATTTAGCAAACGCCCCGATGAGGTGAATAAGACCAAAGCAATAGAAACCAAAACCGGGAATATAACCATAATGCACAAAATGCGAACGCTTTTTCTTATGTTCATCTTCTGGCCTCCAATTACGACGAATAGCAAGAACCATGCTGTTAGCTTTATCAACCGTAACTATATACGGTAGTGCTATGCCAGTCTTTTCTCCGTCTTCTTCATCTTCATAACCAGGAAGATCAAGATCAACTTGTATTTCAAGAATTTTATAACGATCGTCTGTAGTAGCTCTAAAGCCCATCTTCTCAGCGATCTTCTTCTCAACATCATCAAATGAATCAACTGGCTCGGGTAGTTCTATATCTCTCCAGAACCCAGCGTATTGCAACTTCTTAACTTCGTTTGGAGTCTTACGCATTACATGCGTTACTCGTGGTGAACTAGCTAAATCAGTAGCGCCATAAGGAACAACCAAATCTTCTGCAGGCACAAACATAGATACCTGACGACCAATACTTGGATCGTAGTAGACTTTCTTAAACGCATTACCTGACAAACCCAAGCCCCAGAGCATGCGCTCATGCTCAGGTCGGAATTCGTGCATCACATCTGTTAACTGATAGTTCATGTCATCACGAACTCGTTCAGCTGCGTCTTTTTTATTTTGGGTTTCTTTACCAACAATAGTTGTCTTAACAGGTCCTGCAGCTGGAAAAGTCTCCATGATGGTTTCTGATTGAAACCTTACTAATGCTTCAGATAGCAGTGGGTGATATACACCACAAGCGCCTTCCCAAGGCTCGGTGCGCTCTTCAATCTTCATACCTAATAGCTGGATACCATCAACGTATGTCTGCATCCAATCTTTGCGTGAACCAACGTCGTCATCAAAATCACCAATTAAATCAGATGCGAGTGATTGCAGCTCGTTCTCACTCATATACTCCGCTAGGTTGGCATCAAAGTCTTTATCACTAGGTTCTGCTTCTTCAATACGCAGGATAGGCTGTCCATCAATGCCAATCTCAACTGACTCAGGATCTTCAATCTCAATCTCAAGTTCTGGCCCTTCTTCCATCATTGGAAGTGCGCTTAACCCTAACGGGGCTTGTGATAGTGCTTTGTCTATTGCCATATATTTACCTATACGTTGTAGTAGCCTTTTTGTCTACTTGACTTAAACTGCTTTGGCTCGTCCTCATAATCAGACTCTAGTGTTACAAAGCCGCCTCTTCTATATCTTAATAGTGCTTGGGTCATTGAGTCCACTAAGTCATCATGCTCTCCACTAGGAAAAGATGCAGTCTCCTCGACTAACTCATCCGCCCAATGCGTATTAGGAACCCATACTCTTCCAGATGCAAATATATCAGCAACTGCGTTCAAGCGGGCAATTTTATCGCTTCCCTTACTTGGAACATATTCCTGAACAGGTATACCCATGGCACGTAACTCAAACACTAGCGGGGCTCCAGAGGCTTTAGCTTCAACAATAAGGGCGTCAGGCTCCCATTCTTTATAGTGCTCCATTGCCTTTTGTTTTAGCTCCGGGAACTCCATACGTTCTTTAAAAGCATTTAACAATATGATGTTTGGTACCTCAAGCCCCCTAGAATTAGCCTGATAGAACACCCCCCAGGTTGTGCAAGCGCAGTAGTCTGACCGTTGGGTCTTTAAAAACGCCGTATCCCATGACTGGATCATAAACTCACACTGAGGTGGGTCGTCATGCTCCCAGATCTGCCACCACTCCCTCTTAATAATAGCGCTGACGTCGCTTGTTGGCGACTGCATATACTGTGCCTGCCATTTGGCACTAGGAAGTTCCTGCTTTAATGCTGTTAACTCTTCTAGGCTCCAAAAGCCCGGCCATAGCGGTAAGCCATCATCTAAAATTGCAGGGAATTGAATAACTTCCCACTCTTCTCCCGAGCGTTGCTGGGCTGCTTTAACCACTTGGGCAGTCAAATCCTTCTTAGACCACCGTGTCATCACTATGATGATGGAACCGCCAGGTTGCAGACGCTGCCGGGGGCCTGATGTATACCACTCGTACGTTTTGTCGTACACCTCTGGGTTGCTTTCTGCTAGGGTTGCCTCTTGTTCTGAGTGTGGATCGTCAATAATGAGGATATCAGCGCCTTTACCAGTAACCGCTCCGCCAACACCGATTGCAAAGTAATCTCCGCCGCTATTAGTTGCCCAACGACCTGCCGCCTTTGAATCTGCTTGAAGCCCAACTCCCGGAAATATTGACTTGTATATGTCTGAGTCGACCAAATTACGGACTTTTCGTCCGAAGCCCACAGCAAGCTCAGCGGTATGGGAGGTTTGAATAACCTTTTTCTCTGGAAATTTACCCAAAAACCAAGCAGGAAGGAGGTAACTAGCAAATTCAGATTTCGTATGCCTAGGTGGCATATTAATGATAAGTCGCTTGCATTCTCCCTTGGCGACTCGCTCAAACGCCTCTGCCATTTCATCATGATGAGCTCCTTCTATAAAGCTGGGCCAGACTTTTTTGACAAAAGCCATGAATTTTTCTTGGGAAGCGTCTTTTTCTTCACCAACTACCGTCGTATCTAGGTCTTTAAACCAAGTTCTGAGCTCCGCTTCGCTCATGTGGTCTAAGTTTTGGTTCAAAAACTCCAGTTCAGTTAGGGTAAACTGCTTTTTTATGGGTTTTTCAGCAGTTTGTAGGCTCATTTGACCTCTTTTGCCTCAGCATCTACGACTTCTGTCTTGTTTGTAAGCTGACTTAAGCGTGTTTCTGTCTTACCTTTGTTATCAAGCTTTTGCATTTGCATCAATTGGGCAATGCGCTCCTTGATTGCAGCCTTAAGTTCGTCACTAGTCTTATGTGTAATGGTAATTTCTGAGCGTTCTGTGAACAAATCCGATGCTTTTCCTAGTAATTCCAAGGCTTTAAGCGCAGTTTTGTTGTCCTCGTCCTGACTAATTTCCATCAAGCGATTGACTACTACTGTTCTAACCTGGATCTTATCTGCAACAATCTGCTTCTCATACTCATTTAAGTACCCGCCAATTTTTAGGGCAACGCCTACGTTCT